GCTCTGATGTTGAGCTTACTGATACTAGTGAGTCCTTTGGTCTCCCTGCTACTGCTGATCTTATGTTTGCCCTTATTAGCACTGAGGAACTTGAATCACTTGGGCAGATAATGGTTAAACAGTTGAAGAATCGATACAATGATCCTACGATGAACAAAAGATTTGTAGTCGGTATTGATCGTGCAAAGATGAGATTATACGACTGTGAACAATCTGCACAGGCTGATATTCTTGATAGTGGTCAGGATGAAGAGTATACTCCCCAAGAAAAGACTTCTGGTCCCAGGAAATCATTTGAAGGATTCAAATTCTGATGAAATTAAAAAAGGATGTCATCATTAATGATGAACGTCAATCTATTGATTGGCATAAAACTTTTTTCTTGGAAAGATATCTTGAAAAAGTAAATCCTCTTGACTTTAAAAACATTATTGAACTTGGTGCATATGATTGCAAAGAGTCTTTAACTTTTACAAGACTTTTTCCAAATGCACATATTACATCATTTGAGTGTAATCCAAATACTCTACCGATTTGTAGAGAGAATAGTGCGAAGTCAGATCGCATTACACTGGTGGAAAAAATGGTTACTGACAACCCAGGAGATAATAGATTTTATATCTGCGAACAGGGACAGTCTTCAATGCTTATCCCATATCAAGAACACAAAATAACTTGGGTTCCTTCAATATCAATGAATGAATATTTGAATGACGATCCAATTGATCTAGTTTGGATAGATGTTCAAGGAGCAGAGACAAATGTTCTTCGTAGTTTTGGTAACAAAATTAATAACGTTAGATCAATCTATTGTGAAGTGAACATCAGATCAAATAGATATGCTGGTAACTCCACACTAAAAACAGTAACCGAACTTCTTTCTAACTTCACCGTCTCAGATTATATGCATCTTAACGAAAATGAAGTGCATGTGATCTTTGAATCAAAAACTTGACTATTTGACCAATCACGACTATACTAAACAAAAATGAACCAAACTATGACCAAATCTGTTGATTTTCAAAAGTACTCTGAATTTGTAAACGCAGTTACTTCTGATGCTTCTACTGATTTTCTTGCTCTGTCCGATCGTCTAGTTGAACTGGATGAGAAGGGTGCAAACATTGAACGTCTCCTTACCGCTGGTGTTGGTATCAATGCTGAAGGTGGAGAGTTCCTTGAGATTATCAAGAAGATGATTTTTCAGGGCAAACCTTTCAACGCAGATAACAAAGAACACATGATCATCGAACTTGGTGATCTGATGTGGTATGTCACTCAGGCGTGTATGGCACTTGAAGTGTCTCTCGATGAAGTAGTTGCACGTAATGTAACCAAACTTGAGAAACGTTATCCTGGTGGTTCTTTTGATGTGTATTATTCTGAGAACCGTGCTGACGATGATCTATGATTAACCTTGAATTGGATAGACGTGACGCAATTGTTTTGCGTCATCATCTGTTCTTGTATACAAAGGATCATCCTGGTTTCTTCTCTGATGAAGGCATCCTAAAAATTAGAGAGATTTCACAAGAGATAGACAAACAATTGGAGAAAGACTTATGAAAGATTTTAAAATTCCTTTTGCTATCGTATCTTTCCTGTTAGTTCAGGGTGCAGGTGCAGTATGGTGGTCTTCACAAATTGATGGACGAGTCAAAACTCTAGAGGAACAGAGTCTAAATATCGCAAAAGAAAATCGTAGGTACATTGAGCAAGTAATTCAACCATCCTACGGAATCAGTAAAAACTGGAAAAACCAATACCATGATGAGTGGGTACTAAAAGGAGGATGGAAATGATTAATCTAGAACTTACAACAGAACAAGCGAAAGCCGCTATCTACGCTTTACTTTTACACACCAAAGATGATTCCGTTGAGTTTCCATCTGATCGTGTTAAACTTTTGAGAGAAGTAATATACGCACTAGATAACTCTATAGAAACAGAAGAATAAAATAAATAGAGGCATTTGCCTCTTTTTTAATGCCTTCTTTATCTGGCAACTCTACTAATGGAACTCCCAATTGGGATAAGTATGTAGTAAATAATAATTATACACAAGTAACATATACTATTGAGACACAAGCATTATTTTTTAAACAGGTGTCAAACACTAAAATAGATCATGTTCACGATCAACTGTTTCCTGGAACTAAATTAACTATACTCAGTCCAAGAACGGTTAAAATTAGTGCATCAAGAGATACTGGAGTTATCAGTAGAATTACTTCTAAACCAGCTGCTAGCGTTCAAATTGGTAATAAAAAGGGATATGTTCTAATCAATAAAATTAGGAAACCAACCAAAGCGCCAGATAGTGTTGAGAAAAGAACTATTTCCATGGCACAAACGGATCTTGATAATTTGAAATCAAAAGCCGGTGTTGGTAAAAAACGAGTCAGTGGTATTGATATTGAGGTTGATGGATTTGGTTTGATAACTGATGTTGCCACTGTAGAAAAAGTTCCAGAAAGAGTTAATGGTAGAGAAGCAAAGGCGGATATTGTTCTCAAAAATTCCAAGGGCACTAGACTGATTTATATTTCTCATAAAGCTGCTGGTGGTGCAAAAGCATTCCAACAGTATGGTGGTATATCTGAGACTGCAGGAACTAAAGAAATGCCAGCATTAGTTTACACTAATCCTGAAGTTCAGAAGTTTTTGAATGACCTTTATTCACTTTATCAATCTTCTTTAGATGGTACTGGAAATAATATGAATCCATTTGAAAAAGGTAAATTAAAAGAGGCAAGATTATATCGACCAGTAACAGACACACAACTCATAAACCAGTCGGTGTTTGGTCCTGGTTTTGGTGGACCATCTGGAATTGATAATGTAGATGTTATTGCACAGGGACCTTTTATATTTAAATCCGTTATGAATCCTTATGGTGATATAGTGATCACACTCAGTTGGGATCACTTTGATTATCGTGGTGGGAACATTAATGAGTTCAATAGTGGTCAATATCAAGCTCTTTTAGTTTCAAGAAGTGCTAGTGATAGAAGAACAAAAACTCCTCAGGGAGATATACCAGGAGTCAGAACAGGTATTTTTAACAGATCTTATCTATCGGGGCAGTCTATGCCTATCGATGCCGCTCTGTGATCTGATAAATAACTACAGGTCACGATCCCCTGACTTAAATTAATAATGAAATCATTTTCCCAATTTCTTAAAGAAGCCGTAGAAACTTCTGCGTCTGCTCAAGCGAAGAGACTTGGGTTAGAAGGCGATGGTCATGGAGACTGGTATGACAGAGATGGAACTCTTGTCGCTAAAACTGTTAGTGGTAAGTTAAAGTTCTTTGGACAAGGTAAGAAGTCAAAAGAAGAGAACAACAATGTAGAGAAACCTACGACATCTAAACCAGATGCTAAGAAATCAGTATCCACCAAGACTCAATCGAAAAAAGTATCTCCAGAAAAATCTGGAGATGCAGAGGAATCGCAAGAAAAATCAGAGTCTAATGGTGTCGTTATTGTTTTTGGTAGGTTCAATCCTCCGACAATCGGACACGAAAAGTTACTCAATAAAGCTGCACAAGAAGCAGAAAAAAACGGATACGAACTGAGAATCTATCCTTCGAGAAGTCAAGATAAGAAAAAGAATCCTCTAGACGCAACTGCTAAGATTGATTATATGCGTCAGATGTTCCCCAAGTATGCAGGTAATATTGTTGATGATGCAAACTCTAAGACTATCTTCAATGTAATGATTGGTGCAAATGAAGAAGGTCATAAGAATATGAAGATCATGGTTGGTGCTGACCGTCTCGGTGAGTTCCAAGGTCTAAGTCATAAGTATAATGGTGAACTTTATAACTATGATAATCTGGAAGTAGTTTCTGCAGGAGATAGAGATCCTGATGCCGAAGGTGCAGAAGGTATGTCTGCATCAAAACTTAGACTTGCAGCGAGTGAAGGTGATTTCAAATCTTTTGCTAAGGGTGTTCCAAACACACTGAATAATCAGAAAAAAATGGAACTCTATAATAATATTCGCAAGAGTATGGGTATTAGTGAAACTTGGGAAATTGCTCCAAAGTTTGATGAAGAAACTCTAAGGAATCGTTATATCAAAGAAGACATTTATTCTATTGGTACTGTTGTAGAAAATATCAATACTGGACTGAAAGGGAAAGTTCTTAGAAGGGGAACCAATTATGTCATTGCGGTTACTGAAGGTGATGTAATGTTCAAGTCTTGGTTGAGAGATTTGATCGAACATAATGATAAACCTCATGAAATTGCAACAGACGAGTATAGAGAGTATCTCCAAGGATTAACTCCTGGTCAAAAGATTGCGAGATACAATAAGACTAGAGTCCTTGCCACCATGACTAAAAAGAAATCTGATAAATAAAACATAGGCAGTCTCAGATTTCGGATACATGAAAAGTTGGAGTAGTTTCTCTCAAGAGCTTACCGAGAAAAAAGCCAATAAAGATTACGATGGCGACGGTAAGGTTGAAAGCGGTTCTAAGGAACACGCTGGGGTAGTTCATAACGCTATTCAACGCGCTAAGGGTAAGAAGGCAGATGGTCAAGATACCCGTAAAGAAGAAGTTGAACAGGTCGCTGAGGCAGATTCTCTAGCAGCAATGGCGGCACGTCGTGAAAAGCGTCTTGCCGCACAAAGAAAGCGTGAAGGAACGACTGGTGCTGGTCATGACTTTGGTCATGATTATGGAATTTCTGATGCTGAGCGTAAGAAGAGACAAGACAAAGAATTTGATGCTTTCATTGGTCGTGGTAAGAAGAAAGAAGAGGGTAAGAAGAAAGAAGAGGGTAAGAAGACTAAGAAAGAAGAAGTAGAACTTCAGGAACTCGATATCAAGGGTGCAGTGACTGGTGCTCTTGATAGTGGTTCTAAATTCATGAAGAAAAATCCAGTTGGTAGAGCAGTAAGTAATGTACTGAAACCAGTTGGATCTGGTCGTGGCACTGCTCGTCCTTCTGTCCGAACTCAGAACACGATCCGCCAAAACCAACAGAGTCAAATGAATTCTTTTGAACCAGAAGGTGATCAAATTGATGAGTTTCTAGCTGGTAAACCTGGTGATGGATATATTGGACATCCTAATCTAGACATCAAGAATCCTCTCGCCAAGAAACAAGTTAAAAAACCAGTTCTTCCTGGATCTAAAGGCGGTGGACTAGTTAATAGAGTCGGTGCTTCTATGGGTGATAGAAACATGAGACTGAAGAACATGTTAAATCAATCTCATGATCCAGAAGGTGAGATGGTAGAAGAGGGTAAGAAAGAACTCTCTAGAGAAAAGAGAAACAAGATGTTCCGTCGTGCTGGCAACCTCTCCAGAGAAGCTCTGCAGGGTGGTGACAAGGGATCTGAAGCACATAAGAAGTCTGGAAAGATTGTCAAGGCACTTAACAAAGATGCTGAAGAGAACAACAGAAATGATGTTAGAGAGGGTTATGACAAACCCGACGAGAAACTGAAGACTGGACGTAAGATGTTCACCATCCCCGATGAGGAAAGATCTGCAGCTGCTGCACGTCTTAAGGAGAAGGCTAGAAAGAAGCGTGAATCTTCTTGTAAAAAAGAAGAAGTAGAAACCCCAGTGGTAGAAGAAGCAGAATCTAAGGCACAACAAAGATTGATGGGTCTTGCACTCTCCGTCAAGAGAGGTGACACTCCAATGTCTTCCGTAACTCCACAAGTTGCGAGAATGGCTAGAGAGATGAAGGAAAAGGACCTCAAGGATTTTGCGGGAACCAAACATGATGGTCTTCCTGAAAAAGTCAAGAAGGAAGAACCAGAAGTTTCCTCACCTTTAGTAGAGTCTCTAGTTGAAAGTGCTGTTCAAAGAATGGTAGCAAAGGCAAGAAGAGAAACTGACGCAGATAAAAGACTTAATCGTCAAGCTTCATCTGCACAACAGAGAGCGGAGTTAAACGCAAAAAAGTAAAACCCTCTGAGAAACCTACTTCAGGGTCTCAGAGGAAATCTAGAGCTAGACCTCTTTCTGATGAGGAAATAGAACAGAAGAAAAAACAGTCGGTTGGATTCCAAGCGACTAAGTATCGTTCTGATGCTCTGGTGAAAGGCAAAAAGATTGATGCAAAAGCAAAAATCAAAGGTGAAAAAGAAAAGTCTAAAAGACAAACAGAAAGATTAGCTGATGCTGCAGCCAATAGAAAAAAGAAAGACGAAGACAAAGCAAAGAGAGATAAACTTATAAGTCAAAGAGCTCAACAAAAAGAACAAGACAGGAGGCAGAAAAACAAAGACGCTAAAAGATTAAAGAAAGTTCAAAAGAAAGCAGCTGCAGCTCAGTCCGCTGCAGATGACCAGAAAAAGAAAACTGGCGAACGTGCAGCTAAGGCTACTACTGGTGGAAGTTTCAAAACAGCTTCTTCTACTGGTTCAGGAACAGGTCTTGGTGATGCTGTCAGTGCAATGGGGTCTAACTTAGGCACTGTTGCTTATCGAGCAGGTAACGCTGTTGCTACTGTTGGTTCTGCAATTAGAGCAAAACAAAAACAAAACAAAGCAGACAAACTTGCTAAGAAGGCCGAGAAGAGAGAGAAGAAGTTTGAAAAGAAATATAATGAAGAAGTCTTCTATGATTGGAGAGAAGAGTTTCTACATGAAGTAGAAAAGAGAGGTGACAAAAAAGAAAAAAAGGTCATCGATGTAATGAGAGGAAAGAACCAAGTTGAGTTCAATCCTGTTACTGAAGCAAATGTTTCAGAAGACATGAGTGGTATGTCCCAAAAGTCTGGTGACAAACGCCCCACAGATAAAGGTGCGGGCATGACCGCAAAGGGAGTCGCTAAATACAATCGTCGCACTGGTGGTAATTTAAAGACTGCTGTTACCACTCCACCTTCTAAGTTAGATCCAGACTCAAAGGCAGCAAAACGTAGAAAGAGTTTCTGTGCTCGTTCTAAAGGTTGGACTGGAGAAAGAGGAAAGGCTGCACGTCGTCGTTGGAATTGCTGATCATTTATGAAACAACTGAATGAATACGATGAGGTCCTAAAAAAACCTCATCCTCTCTTTGTCTATAAAAATTATATTAACGACATAAAATTTCCAACCCGAGACCATATTAAAAAGTCTTCGGAACAAGATATTTTTGGGAGGCAAATAACTCTGGATCTTCCTGAAGAAGATGAGTTATTTGTTTCTTTTTGCAATCAGGAATACTTTGAATCTGTAATTAAAGAGTTTAAAGTATTTTCAAAAATAAGACCCAAATTATTCAAAAAAATTACTGAAGGTGATTACCAGTTTGGTTCTGATATAAAGGTTGAAGCAAAGTACAACATTAATAATGTGAGGATGCACTTTGATAGAGATCCTGTTGTACGTGAACCAAGTATTTTGTTTGATCTGATTATCTTTTGTGATGATTTTGTTAATTTTGAAATTTGCGAATTTGATGTTGAGGGGAATGATCAGAATCTAAAGGTAGTTGAGTGTGAAAAAAATACTGCGATAATATTTCCTTTCGTTCCTTCATCTTGGAGTAGAAGAAGAGTAAAAGAATTCAATGGAAAGAGTATTACTATATCTTTCATCGTTAGTGATGAGTTACAAGAAATAGATCCAACATTTTGTAAACAAAGAGTGAAAACTAAGGGTCAAGTTATTCTTACTAGAGAAGATCAAATATCGCAGAAAATATTAGTCAAGACATTTGATAATGAAAAAGAGTGGTTTTACTATTATCAACCATGGAGAGCAGTTTCATTCACCGCATATCTGGAATGGTCTAACTTTGTTGAGTTTGAAGATGAATTTCCCAAGTTCCGTGAAGTTCAGGCTTTAGATGATAAGTGGGACCCTGAGACTTCTACTACAGTATCTGTATCTGGATTCGATAGTAACTTAGAATTAACTGATAGATGGCAAAAATTTATTGAATACCACATCAGTAAATATTATTTCCAAAATATGTTTTTTCTTTTTGATGATGAGTGGAAAATTTGGAGACCTAAACTTAGGGAGAAAATATTATCTAGAGACTACACAATGGGTTTTGCTAGAACAAAGGATTATACTAATGAGTTTGATATTTTATATGATTTTCAATTTATCCATGATACTGGAATAATGAATAAAGAAGGTTTGGAAGTTCATTTGGATAGAAATGACAAAATCCTTCAGTCTATGGTTTATTTTAGGAACCCAGAAGATGAATGTGATGATGCAAATCTTTGGTTGCATAATTACGTAACTTTTAATCATAAGTTCTATCCGCAGTGCCCTGAGATGGAAGTTCCATACAAACCTAATACAAACATAACAATACCAACTCTTCCATATACTTTTCACTCAGTGACTCCTGGTATAAGACCTTTAGCTGGACATACTAGAAAAATGATCAACGTTGTCTTTAGGGTTAAACCTGAATTGAATGAGTTATCAGATAAATAGATCGCTGACTATGAGGCACATAAGATGCTTGCATTTCTACTTCCTATCGCAACGAAAATTATTACTGATGCGGTAGCAAAGATTCCTGATAACGAGGAACTGGGAGAACAGCTAATCAAAGTTTGTATTCTGATTCTTGAGAAAGCTGTCAAGTTGACCAAGACCGATATGGATGACAAACTACTGGCAAAGGTTGCGAAGGCAATCGAAGCCCGTTGAGTTATAAATATTCTTATACATAACGAGAAACTAGAGGGAATCAACATGTCTCTATGGGGTAACAAAGATACTGTCTATTCGACAGGTAATGTCACTACAATCACATCTGCTGGTGTAATCACTATTTCAGGTTCAACACTTACTAGTAATGTTGAGGCTGGACAGATGATCACCATGGGTGCTTATGGTGGCGGCGTCATTAAGTCAGTTGATTCCAATACTCAACTGACTCTCCACAGCGCTGCTGGTCTTACCGCAGGTTCTGGACTCACTCAAGCTTATAACGTTAGCGAGGCTCCCAAGTCTACAGCACTTGATAGTCACACCAATGTTAATGAAGTTTATGGTTCAAACGCTGCTGAGGTTGGTGCAGCTGCAGGTACAATCTACGAACATACTCATGCAGGTTGGGTTGGTATTACCACCTACACCGATACACACGGAAACACCAGAACTAAGACCGAAGTCCTAGTTGCTATGAGTTCTATCTCTGGTGACGCAGCAGACGATTCTATCCTTGCAGATAGCTGATAAATGATTTGATTTAATATGCGATTTGATGAGTTGAACGAAGACAATTATGTAATGTTTGCCATTAAACATTATGAAAACCCTCATGCTGTCACACAAGATGACTTCTATGAGGACTTGAAAAGGTTTAAGTGGATAAAGAGACTGCTCAAGAGATATCAGACGACTGGTATCTTGAAGTCTCATCTTCTCATCAACCATTTTATTATTTTGTATAATGTATTCGGAGAGGCTGCAACTCCACTTTTGTTCTTTAAAATTGATAGAGAGTTGTGGCCAGTTGTTAAGACGTTTGTCGTATATCTTGGTAGACTGCCGGAATATCCTAGATCTGCATTACATGATATTCCTATTGATACAAATTGTTTACAGGACTTAGATCAGATATGAACGATCGTATTCTTGATAAGTATATTGATATGGTCAGGAACCTTCATGAGGAGGCTCCTGTTAATAGTGTTGGTGGTGGAAATATTGCAGGAACTAGAGAAGCTGGAGATGATCCTCCAGTAAGAAGAAAGAAGAAATATATTTACCAAAAAGGTTTGCGTAAATGGTGGACATCTCTAACAAAGTAAAATGGCTTTCGGTCTTGGTAAACTAGCGGTCCTTGAATCCAAACTCGATATTTATGAAGACCTGTCAAAAGAAATGCTCGATAAATTAGAACGAGCTGTAGGGACTATTTCTGAAAATAGTAATAAGATTGCTATCATTTTGGAACGTCACGAATCTCGTCTAGACGAGGGAGACAAATCTAATCAACTCATCATCAGAATGATTGAGGAGATGAAAGAAAAACAGACTAAAGACAATGAAGTCTTGCACGAAAGAATTTCTACTGTACAAAAGAAGGTAGACTCTAACGCCAAGTTTGTAGTGGGTGCTGGTGCTGTTCTAGCGACTGTTGTGACAGTCCTACAAGTTCTACCACCTGTCCTAAAAGTATTGACACCACAACTGTCCACCAGTATGATAGGAGGAACGCACGTAGAACGCCTCGGATGAGTTTCATCGACAGCCGATATATCGGTCTGATTTCTGTAAAACTTCAAAAGTTCAGTCGGAAGAAAGAAGGTCTCTATACCTTCCGATGTCCTTATTGTGGTGATTCCCAGAAACACAAGAACAAGACTCGCGGATATATTTACAAGTATAAGAACGATCACAATTTCAAGTGTCACAACTGTGGCGTCTCTAGATCCCTTACAAACTTCCTGAAGGATCATGATCCCGCTTTGCATGATCAGTACGTCTTTGAGAGGTATAAGGAGGGTGCCACGGGTAAAGGATCGAATACTCCCACCCCTAAAAAACTGAGCGTTCCTAAACCAGTTTTTAAGAAAAGAGACTTCGATCTTAAAAAAATCTCAGAACTAAATAAATCACATCCCGCAAGAGAGTTTCTAGAAAATCGGAAGATTCCGCAACAATATCTCAGTGAACTTTACTTCACTGATAGGTTCAAAGAATGGACTAATACGCAGAAGAAAACTTTTGATTCTCTAGAAAAAGACGAACCAAGAATTATTATTCCCTTAAAAAATAAGAATGGTATCTTCGGGTTTCAGGGTAGATCTATTAGTCCCAAATCGAAACTTAGATATATCACTGTAATGTTGGATGATGATCATCCGAAACTTTTTGGACTTGATAGAGTTGATGAAAAACAAACAATCTACATCACAGAAGGACCATTTGACAGTTATTTCATTACCAACGCTATTGCTATGTGTGGTAGCGATGTTGATGACCGCATTATATCTAATCGAGATCGGGTCTACGTCTTCGACAATGAACCTAGAAACCGAGAGATCGTTGCAAAGATTGCATCGACAATTGAAAGAGGCCACAAAGTAGTCATTTGGCCTGACAAAATCGAACAGAAAGACATCAATGACATGTTTTTAACTGGACTTAACGTTCAGAACGTGGTACAATCTAATGTCTATAGTGGTTTACACGCAAAAACAAAACTTATTAGTTGGAAGAAAACATGAGTAACGGAACGAAAGTTGTAAAGAGAAACGGTGTAACAGAGAGTCTGGATCTTGATAAAATTCATAAGATGGTAGAGAGCGCCTGTGAGAATCTCGCAGGTGTTTCTGCATCTCAAGTGGAGATTCAGTCTGGTATTCAGTTCTATGATGGAATCACTACAGGCGAAATTCAAGAAATCCTTGTACGTTCTGCCTCTGATCTGATTGATTTGGAATCCCCAAACTATCAGTTTGTTGCAGCACGTCTACTTTTGTTCGGTCTCTATAAACAAGTCTTTGGTCCCGAGTGGAACCAAGGATTCCCCCACATCCTTGATCACGTCAAGGGTGGTATTAAGAAGAAGATTTACGATAAGACTCTAGCCAATGCGTACACTGCAGAAGAATGGGACAAGATTAATTCTTGGATTGATCATGGGCGCGATTTCCTGTTCACTTATGCAGGTCTACGTCAAGTCTGTGATAAGTACCTTGTGCAAGACAGAAGTTGCGGCGAACTTTACGAGACGCCACAATATATGTACATGTTAATTTCTGCAACTATTTTTCAGAAATATCCCCTAGATACTAGACTGGACTACGTTCGTAGATACTACAATGCCATCTCCAAACACAAAATCAACATTCCCACACCTATCATGGCGGGAGTGCGAACTGCACTTCGACAATTTGCTAGCTGTGTTCTTGTTGATGTTGATGACTCCCTCGATTCTATCTTTAGCTCTGATATGGCT